TCCGGCAACACTTGAAATAAACACTAAGTCCGCGTTATTGAACCCGTGACTGGTTGCCGTCACAACGCCAGGGTTCGCCTTAGTGATTGCACTTATGGTTTTGTTAGCCTCAAGGATAACCCCTTGATCTTTAAAAAACCGGAAATACTCATCACCGGCCTCAATGCAGTATGCTTGCTCTGTCGAGAACTCAAACGGCAATAGCCGTGTTTTCTCGGAGCTAACTTTTACTTCGTTAACAAACTTCGTTCCTGGCCTGCGCGTTACACCGCCATGCGGCTGCACGATCAAATTTTGAACAGCAGCGGCACCGTTATTGTATTTGCCAAGATCAACACGGCCAAACAGGCGTGGGGATAGCTGTCCTGCCGTAAAGTTTGTTTGAATTGCTGTAACGCGTGACATCTAATTGCGTGACTCTAAAAAGTCTACTTCATCTACTGGCTGTGCTTCTTGCGCATCAATAACGCGCGCATTAGCAATTTTGCGCCGGTACAATTCTTCCATGTTGGACAAAACTTGTTGACTTGCGGTTATGTCGTAAGCGACATCAGCAGCAAGGCGTAAGGACAAAACTTCAACAAACAAAACGTCAAAGAGCGTTGGATCGTCTACTTGACTGATGTAGACCATTTCTAATGGAGCGGCGGCGTCCGAAACAATCTGTCGTCCTTCCACGTTCCATTCCTCAAGCGTGTTGACTTCAATAATCCGCAAACAATCGGCGGGCCAATCAAACGCATTAGTATATTCAAACAGTGGTGCGGTTGTATTCGCAGCCAACGACGCACGCTTAACTGCAAAGTTCCATGCATGACTGCGCAAAACACTATCGCGTGATTGCTCAATCATTCGATTGCAAGCGCGCGCTTCTTTTGTGTCATCTGCCAAAGACGTAATTGGCTGCGCACCCAGAAAAGTAAGAGCGCGGTTCGAAATGCTCACAAGCGTGTTTGCCATTTGTAAGACCTAAAAAGGTATGGGGGGCCGAAGCCCCCCATCCCGATTAATCAACAACGTAAGTGATTGTGAAGCTCAAATCGCCAGCTTGGTCGCCAGCAGCATCAAACTTCAATCCGACAAGAAAATGCCCGCCAGGATCTGTGCTGTCGCCAGCATCCTGAAAGACCTTTTGTCCCATCAGATTTATGTTACGTGCTTCAAAAGCTACTTCCACAGGAACCGTTGTAGCTGCGCGCAGGTCAGTAATTGCACTTGCGTAGCAATCATCGTCCTTAGCAGTTACGTTACCGTCCGCTGTATACAGACCAACGTCGCACGTATTTGTGCTACCACTGTCGAGATCATCGGACATAAGACCGATGGAAACGATAGCAGCGTTCGTTGGTATGGGAGCAAGCATCACCGTATCACTGGCACTAAGATCACCAGCGGCTAGGGCAATGGTTCCGCAAGCCACACGCATACTGCCGTGTAGGTTGGCTGTGTCGTTTGGAACATGCGGAGTTGCGAGGAAGTTGCTGACAAGAGTTTGGTTAACATTAGCCATTTTTCAGCCCTCCTAGCTTGGGTCACATTCAATGAAGCCGACCAGTTCTTCTTGCATTCGGGTAGCTCCGATAGACATGCTCGCAAATACTTGCTGGGCATAATTTTTGTCATCGCGTTCCGATATGCGAACTGTTGGCTCTGCACCAAGCGCAAGCAAAATGCCTGGTTTGGCATAGAACAGAACCTTGTCGTCTGCATTTGAATCCGTGCCAATGCGTTGGGTACGGATGAAGTTGAACCCTAAGAAGGTGTCTACTTCGCCTTGCACTAACGCTTTGACGCTGTTGAAATCGCTCGATGTCACAGCGGTTTCTGCTAACAGGTTTTTAAGCTGTTTTGCATTGACGATCATGTACCGTTCGATTTCTGGATCAATGTCTGAGGCATCAAGGATTTCCTTGGCACCCCGTAATTTCGCTACATTGAGTCCGACATCCGATGAACTTCCACCGACTTGAACGTCAACAATGTTAGCTGTGGTGAAGGCAGTAGATGTCGAACCATCAACACCCGTGAAGGCAGTGCCATCAGCGGCTGCTATGATCTCGTCATCCATCGCTCTCCCGAGGGCGTATGCTGCCTGCTCCGCGTAGGGACCTGCGGGATCGATCAACATACGAATTTGGTCCTCACGGTCGATGAGATCTGCCCAATCAAAATCGACAAGGCTGACCCGACGCCGGGCGTGAGGTACGTCAAGACGTGGTGTGTCGCTGTGGCGACTGGTGCGTTTTGAAGCAGAGGTTGTGCCTAGCTGCTCAAAAAAAGCGTTCTTGCCGGTAACCGTCTCTACACGAACGGAGCTACGCAGACGCGAACCCTTCTGTTGAACAAGATGCTCGACATTACCCTTATACTGCTCAACAAACGCGGTAGTGATTTGCACTGACATGTGCTTCTCCTATTGCGAAAGTTTAAGGGGTTAAAACGCGTTATCGGTTAATCCGGCACGTTATTGCCGCCGTCTTTCCGGCGTGTCATTGCGGGGGCCGTAGCCTTATCCGCTTATGCTGCATCTGGATGAGCGATCTCATAAAGTTGAGTAAGGCGTTCGTTAAGAACACGATTCTCAGGATCGGTTTTATCCATCAGCCCATTATGGCTACGGATGCGTGCAATTTCGCTGCGGGCGGCTTCTGGCGTCATCCCAAACGTTCCAGATTCTTCCGCATCTTTAAACTGGTTGCTGGTGCTTAACTCTGCACCAATCTTAGAAAACGCTCGGATCATTTCTGGATGATTACCAAGACCGCTTTGATTTAAAAGATTTGTCAATTCCTCCGACCCGAAAGCGCGAACAGCGCGACGCGCCATACCAACCTTCTCATCAAATGCTGTGCCGTACTCTTTTTTAATGTCGTTGTTCCAATCTTCAATCTGCCGTTGCTGGTCTAAAACAGCATTTGATTGCCCGTCCATCATGCGCTGTACATATGCGTCGTGAAGACGTTGTGCCATGTGCGCGGGTACTTTGGCCTTATGAGCTTCTTGGCGAAACCAATCTGACAATTCAGTAGAATATTCCTCGTAATTTTCTGGAACATTTAACTCATATTGGTCAGCAGTTTCTGGCGTTCCTAACCGCTCCCACCCTTCCCAATTTTCAACGTCATCACCGTCATTCGGTAACGCAATTCGATCCTGACCAATTTGCTTTTCAAGGTTGACATACGACTTCAAAGCGTCGTCCGCATTTTTCCAACCTTTGTTTTCCGCAAATGTTCGATACTCATCCGAAATCCAATCCGGTGTCGTCAATTCCGAAGTAGCTGTCGCACTTGTCGCACCGTCAGAAACAACCTCTTCCCCCTGTTCGTCTGGAACAGGGTTACCCGTAAGAACGGACCCTTCCTCACTCATCGATAACTCCTATACCTATTTTCATAACTTGCTCGTCATCAAGACCAAGGAACGAAATAATGCGACGCACCATGTCGCGCGTTCCCTCTAGATGATGAACCTCTTCGGAACTTCGCACGCCTGTAACTTGAAACAGTCCACCGGCTTTCATCATGTCGCGAAGAACAATTTGACCTTCTGGCACGTGCATAAAAACGTGACGATAAGCTTCAACGAGTTGTTTTTGTGTCGTCACTCCTGGGCCGCCTGACTGATCTGACTGACTTTCAGTGCAGCATCAGCAGCCTGCGGAGCCGCAGCTAACATCTGCTGCGCCTGTTCCTGCTGCGAACGTTGTTCACGTTGCGCATCGATGTCGGTTGCACTCTTTAAGATACGCTGTGGCACACCGTTTACGTCTGCCAACACACGCGTAATTTCATCAAAGTCAAAGTTATCCATGACGCTCGGATCAACCGCAGCAATCGGCTGCACCATTTCCAACGTCCGCAAGATACCTACACCTTCCTCACTCTTCATTGCGCGAGACAACGGACTGACGTACTCAATTTTATAATCTGCTTCCTGCAACACTTCTGGTACAGGTGGCAGCAATCCTTGGTCAGCTAAAATTGTGATCTCACGTTCGATCAACGGCCCAAGCATCTCCGATTGTTGGCGACCAACCGTGGGCGCTAACAGCGCCCCCTTCTCTTGGGCGCGCTGCAACACTTCCGTTGCCGTCATCTGTGGACTATCGACCAGTATTTGGAACAGCGTGACAAGGAACGCGTCGTTGATTGTCCGACGCCGACGCTCCATCATTTCCTCACCAATGTCAGGACGCCCGCCTGTATTCAATGGCTGTATTGGTGGCTGCTGTCGTCCATCTAATCTTGCAAACGTTGCACCGCCAGCACGCGTATTAACCGGCAGGATGACGCCGTCGTCCGCAATTAACAGAGGCGGATCAACAACCTTCTCACCTGCGCGGATGGTAACGCGTGACATCTGGTTTAACATCTTAATGTCCGGCAAGACCAGCATGGCTGGGGAACGCCCGTACACTTCGCGAGATGTTGTGACGTAGCGACTGATTATATACGGGAAGTTTGTAAACCCACCCTCTTCAATTAGGGTTTTAGTTTTGCACTCATAGTACCCGCTCCCAAATTGCATGTTAACGCGGGTACGGTTTCCAACATCTCTATCGGAGCGCGGTGCGACAACATGAATAATTTCGACGCGTTCGTCTGGCTTGTCGTCTGCCTTGTCCATCATCTCCTTGGAGAAGTTGCCGTCTGGAAACATACGCAAGGCTTGACGGGCTGACACGTTCATACGCCGGTAGACCGTATCAATAATGCCGTGTTCATTCTCGGCAATAAACATGTCAGCTAAATGCACAGAGCGATAACGAAAACCACTGTCGCTCATCTCATCGACGTACACACCGCCCGTGCCAAACGCACCGAGACTTAAATAGCTTTCGTGCATTTGTGAGGAAAAGTTTGAACGTGGTGCGTAACGGTAATGGAACAGGATATTCTCGACTGCATCAAACCACCCAGCCACCTCTGGCACTTGGTTTAGTTCGATGTCGCTTGCTCTGAGCGTGTGCCACTTTGCGCCGCGCGGCGTCAGCAAACTTTCGACGGCAGCGGCAAAACGCTCCAATGCAAGGCCCGAAGTTGCATCGAATACTTTTTGGGTTCTTTTGTCGCCAGCAGTCCGGTCGCCAGTGAATTCGGCTGACCGGGGCAACACCCGTTCCGCTATTTCGTCCCAGTGCTGTTCCCATGTACCGCGCGTACCTTTCATCCGCTCATAGCGTTTGAAAATCGCGTCTGTATCTTTGAAGTTCATTAGACCCCCAGCATCGTCGTGCGACGTATCGCATCGGCGTCTGTATTTCTTGGGACGCCCTGCATAATTGTGCGCCCTTGATATGTACCGCCACCGCTCGTTGACATCGCAGAACGTTGAGCTTGATCTAGCCGCGAGCCTAAAGACGACTGCGGCAGTCTCTTACCAGCGCTTTGCGGGCGCATACTGCCGCTAATCTGTTGATAGGTTTCGGGCGTGCACATTACTTCTTTTTCTTTTTACTTTTTTTGTTCATCTTTTTTGGCGGACGGCCAACTTTTGAACCGTAAGTTCCCTTACCCTTTGGCATTACTATTTCCTCTTTGCTGTCTTCTTTGATTGCCGGAAAGCCTTCGCTGTGGGAGCGCCCTTACTTCCAGGCTTCCGCATACGCTCACCAGACCCTGCTTTAATCCTGGCTCGCTTGCGCTGAATGTTTGCATAAAGACCGGGACGTTTTGCCATTACTGACCTAACAAGGTTTTTTGTCCGATGTTAGCTCCTTCAGTTACTCCAGCACCGCCCGTCAATAACGTTGATTGGCGACCTGACGATAACCGCCTGCGCTTACGCGAACGCTCCGCAGCCTCATTCACTTCGGGGTCATCCCGTGTTGGCGGAGGTGGAGGGGGCGGCGGAGTCGGTGGCAAAGGTGGTGGTGGCGGGGGTGGCGGGGGTGGCGGTGGAGCCGAAGGACGAGAACCTACACACATTTTTTAAACCTCATAAAAACTACGACGCCAAACGTACAAAAAGTACGTTTCACGTGCTGATCCATATTCCTCTAAGACTGCTTCTTTGCGCGCACCCAAGGTTTCTAACCATCGATGCGCCCACTCGTATTGATGGTGCGTGCGGCATTCAGCACGGTTTGCACCGGCTTCAAACCACAATGGGACCATCACCCTTTTGACATGCCGCGTTACTGACAATGCGACCTTCGGCCATTTGTCAGTTGCAAACATAAATGGTTGCCAGACTGTCCTTACAATCTCCGACGCACCGACAACCGCCACTGGTTCACCGTCAAACAAAGCGACTTTGCCGTATTCCGCATTCGCCGAAATAAACGCCAAATCTTCCGCACCACCAAAAACAAGCGGCATGATCTCTTTGGCGTCCCATTCACGAAGTCGGCGCGCGACGTAAGCAGCGTCAGCATACGTTAGACCTTCAAACGAAACTGTCGGCATAGTCCGTCAAAATCACTGGACGCCCGTCGCCCATTTTCTGAGTACGCGACATTAACCGAATTGTGTCGTCTTCATCTGCATCACGCAGACCGACTGCGAGATACCTAAAGCTGTCCGCACTGTGACTTGTATGATCGTGATTGGGACGATCTCGCCAATCGTTTCGACGCGCGTCCCAACTTCTATGATAACCGCGCAGATACTTTAAACCTTGCGCGCAGCGTGTGCGGTCAAAGTAACAACGCGGCAACAAACTGCGCACTGCTTCAATGCCGTCCTGCACTTTCAGTTTTGCAACAACAGTTGGACGCACACCCAACCCTAACATCATTTCATAACGACTACTGCCGCTTCCTAACTCGCGAACCATGATGTCGTGCGGAAAGTAAAACCGTTCGTAATTATACGGACGATTATTCAATTCCTTAACGTAATGGTGCAGCCCTTCCCCACTCGCTTCGTAGTAATCGATCAGCCGGACTTCGCCCGTTCTATTGTATTCCTGGCAAAACCAGATCGCTGTAGCATCTGCAACGCCTAAGTCGAAGCTGACCGAAACTTTTAAATTCGGATCAAACGGTACGCTGGTTACACGGTTGTCGGTTTCCGCTAGGTCTAACGCCGCACCGTAATAACTGCCGACCAATGCGGCTGACCAACTGCACTCAAACTCCTGCTGATACTGACTCTCATCCATAATCTGACGGGCCGCAACCAACTCATCCGCATCAAGAATGCCCGTCTCCGAAGCTTTAAACAGCATCGTGAAATAATCTTTGTTGCCCTCACCCTCTTTCTCACGGCAGAAATCATAGATTTCGCGAAACTGATTGTCGCCTCGCGGCGTTCCAATCCATAGAACAGAACCCAATCTATCGGCGATAGCCGGGCGAATTACCTCTGGATAGAGACGCGAGTTCTGGTCCGCGTATTCATCCATGACGCAGGCATCTAAGAACAAGCCGCGTAAGTTATCGACACTGCCGGACTCTGCACCGAGTAGGTAGATTCTGCGCCCGTCCGGTAGGTCACAGCGCAACTCTGCTTCATTAAATTTTACGCCAGGTATAACCCCCGCGTATTCCCGAAGCATACCCCAAGCAACCCTTTTTGCTTGGCTGAATGTCGGTGCAATGAACGCGCCCTGCGCCCGTGGTTTCTGGCAAGTTAAGATTTCTTTTAACAGCCAGTTGATTGCCATAACAGTTTTGCCAAACCGTCTATGGCAAACTGCAACGTTGAAGCGTTTTGCAGCGTTATGAAACTGCATTTGTAGTGGACGCGGTGTGTACGG